AATGTTCCCCACTGACCGGATTTTTCTCCAGTCACCATTTTTTCGACACCTAAGGGTGTAAAAGATGATGGCATAATTTTTTAATCTCCTTAATTTAATATTATTTTAAATGTCTCAGACTGTCGTGTCAACTGGACTGCTTTTAGTCCTAGGCAGCGATGTCTACTTCTGTCCAAGTATTGCTAACTCCTGGAGTTACTTCTGTCCAAGTATTACTAACTCCTGGAACGACTGGTGACCATGCACCTACCGTCACACTAGTGATGCTTGAAGTAAGGGCAATCCCCGTAAGTCCTACGGTTACATCATCTACATCCACAGTTCCAACAGAGCCTGCTAAAGCTTGTCCTGTGACCGGTACTTCAACACCAGGAACAGCAGTTTCATCTCCTAAAGAGCCTGTTAAAGCTATTCCCGTAAGTGTAATATTAGCGTCTGCAACAACCGTTTCTGTTCCGATAGATGTTGCTAAGGCTTGTCCCGTAGGATTAACAACAATTACGGCATCAACAGTTCCTATAGAACTTGTTAAAGCTATTCCAGTAACGGGAGCACTTGCATCGGCTTCAACCGCTTCTGCTCCGATTGATATTGTTAAAGCTATTCCCGTTAGTTCGGCAATAGCATTTCCTCCTGCATCGAGAGTACCAGAACTCATGGTAGCGGCACTTCCCGTAAGAGGAACATTAGCATCAGCTGCAACTGTTTCGGTTCCTATCGAACCCGTTAAAGCCTGTCCTGTAACCGCTACTTCAACACCAGGAACAGCTATTTCAGTTCCTAAAGAACCTGTTAAGGCTATTCCAGTAAGCGTAACATTAGCGTCTGCGCTAACGGTTTCTGTTCCGATAGATGTAGTTAAAGCTTGTCCAGTAACAGCTACAGTAATATCAATAGCTGCAATGGCAGTTCCTGCACTTGTAGATAAAGTGGAAAGTTGAGAACCTAATCCCCACGTGTCGTCGCCAAAACCTTCAACGAGTGATCCCCAGGCACCATAATTAATAACAAGACCGTTATCTTCCCAGAATTGTTCACCCCATGCGTTTGAGCCCCAACCTGATGGTGCTGCCGCCATTTAAAACCTCCTAAGCTATTCTTAGAATCGCTGCAGATGTTGTAAAGGCTGGAAACTGTATCGTAAATGTTCCTGCTGTGGCAGTTTTATCTCCACCAAAGTCTAAAACAGCAATTGCTGCATTAGTAACTGTTGATGAAGTATTATAGATTAATGCGCCTCTTGCCGTCAGGGTTACACCCGTGAACGAAAGATCCGCAAAATCTACAATAGCCGTAAGTGTAGCGACTGAAGTTTGTTGGCTGGCTAATGCTTTGCCACCCGCTGTATAATCTCCACTGCCTGTATCAGTACTTTCCCCAGTAGCTGTGTATGCCGTTGCGGAAGCACTTAAATTTGCTGTGCTTAGATATAATGCTAATTTAAAAACATCTCCGCCAGTGTCAAAATCTGTGTCACCGTCAAGAAGCTGTTTTTTAAAAGCCGTACATATTGCTTGTGATATTGCCATAAATTCTCCTTATTATTTTAAGTTTCTCCATTGTTCTGGAGAAGGCGATGGTACCGGTATTCTCGGAACACCATCCGTATATTCTCCACGTTTTCTTCGCCCCATTTGTTCTAGAGCATAAGCTTGTATAGACCCATTATACTTCTCTTCATAGACCTTGTACATATCCATAGGTCCTTTGAGATACCCATAACAATTGACTAAACAACCATAAAGTAAAATGTCTGGATCTTTAGTCGAAAGCGTCGTTGTCGTATTACTCGAGCTTAAAGCTTCTGGAGTAAAGATATAGTTCAATTGAACTCCATACACTACGTCAGGTGTAGGAGCAATCGCTACGGTATTCGTATCCCAATTCGCCCAGTATTTAGGAGTCCCTGTAGTTGCGGGAAAAGGATAATATTCACTTATAAAACTGGTATCTCTTTTTTGTAACATAATTCGTTCAAATGTAGAATCTCCTGTTTTAGTATGAAGTTGTAAAGATCGAATAATATAGCAATCAGTTGGAAGCGAAATATAACGATTGGATCCCGTCACTAAAGAAGTTTCATATTTTCTAGAATAATCGGCATCCACCGCTCTAAAAATACGAAATTCCACATCACGAATAATTCCATCGAGAATCGTGGAAGTTAAAACACTGCTTCCTACTTCAGTATAATCCCTTAATTTAGTTATCAATTCTGAATACGTCATGTTATGCTTATGGTTACACTCCCTAAACTCATTGTCGCTCTTCTTTTTTCATTTTCTTCATTAGCCGTTGAAGGAGGAAACATGCTTCCTTCGGTTCCTACAGTGAACCATAAGGCTGGATCCAAAGAAACAATAATTCCTGATTTTTTTTGAGCCTTCGGATGTTGTAATGCCACCGCATCCGCTCGATGATAAGGTGGATTGAGTTGAGGTTGTTTGGGGGTATATTCTGAAATATGCACCCACATTCCCGTCCATTCCTGAACCATTTCCAAATAAGGAAAGGCCATTCCAGAACGATCTGAAATTCTTTGTGCGTATTTACCCGTTGCCCATGTTCCCATTATGATACCGATGGGTAATAAGCTTGCGGAGAAATATAAGCACTCGTTCGTGTGCCGTCTTCCGTCAATGCTCGTTGTAATGTGTCTTCGTATAATAATTTTAAAGCTTGAATTCTGTCGGGCGCTCTTTTAAGCGCCAGTTGAAAAGCCACTCCTGCGCATAGTGCAGGTAGAAATCGGTTGGGTGCATCGGGATTGTTGGCGTAGGCTCCTGCGTCCTCGACCCTTTTCACAGCATAGTATTTTAAATGAGTATAGGTGCTCGCATCAGGACTCGGGTATAAATAAATTTGAGGAAGTTCCGGACTTACGCCTTGTCGATCGATAAAATATTGTGAAGGCTGAGCTTGCGTTCCTTTTCCTGACAAAGCCGCATAAGCCGAACGATCAATCTTTGTTAATGAAACATCATTCGAACTACTGGTATTATCGGTTAAGGTTGCATTATTGGAAATATAGGCTTCCATAACATCACTGGTACCAGTGGCTGATGCATATTTACTTTGACCCGCAGTTAAAGCTTGAGCAGTCAATACTATTTTCCATAGATTGATTCCTCTATTATTCCAGTCCTGAAGTAAGAGATTAAGACTACGTCTAGCTGTCTTTAGATCATAACCACTATTGGTTCGAATCCCGCAACGTTCGTACGCTTCTTCGACAATATCGTCTATTGTTAGGTTGAATGTAGTTGTTCCTGATGTTGCCATAATTCATTATAATAACTCGTCGATGTAGCCTCCGCCACTTTTCATTACGACAGTTTCTCCACCGATGAATTTTTTATCAACTTTCTTTTTATCAACTCTCTTTTTATCTTTAAGCTTAAATAAGTTACGCTTTCCTGCTTCATAAGCTCCTGCAACAACTGTAGCGGCCACAATCCCTTTACCAATTGCTGTTCTTTTGCCTACTTTTTTCAAAACAGCTAGAAGAGTTTTGGTAGTGTTTGCTCCGCCAGCCAAAGTCAGTTTTCTTTTTAAAAATTCAGAACTTGGTGCATCTTTAAAATAATAAGATTTAGATTTTTTAACCGCTAGTGGAAGTGTAACTTTAGTAGTTAGCTTCTTCAAACCTTTTAAATGTGCTCTGTATTCTTTGCCTGCTGCTGGACTCCAACCACCTTTTTCACGATGTTTCCATAACTCCGTTAATTTTTTGTGAGTTTTGTCGCTTATTTTTTTAACGTCCCAACCTGGGGGTTTGTCATACATATCTGTTGCAGCACCAGCCCAAATTCCTTTTTTAGCTTTAATCGGGCCACCTGCTTTTAATTGATATTTACTATCTTTTGGAGGTGGATATTTTTTATTAAATTCTCTTAATCGTTTAAGTGAATCAGGTTTGCCTCGCCAATAATCCACCATACTTGATAATAAACGCAAAGGAGGAGGAGCACCACCTGTATCTGGCATTTTTTTTCTTCCAAATAATCCTGTTGTAAAATGTTCTCCATACGCTTGTTCATAAAGTCTTTGTCCCATGACATAGTGATCGGTTCCTTTAACAGCTGCTCCTGTTCCTTCGGTAGGAACTTGAACAAGTTGTCCTGTTTGAGCTGTCGGCATACCCTTCATGGTATAATGCTGAATGCCTTTAACGGCCGCACCTGTACCTTGAGTTTTTTGTCTCACCAGCTCGCCTTCTACTGCTTTGACTAATTGTTTCTTAGATTCTTTTTTCTTTTTTCTTTCGTCTAGTAATCTTTCGACACGCTCTTTTGCAGACATGTTTTCCTCCATATGTTCAAGTGGTAAAATATCATGCTGAGGATGTGTAAATTCTTGGTACTTTCCTTTTTTAGCATGAATTGGTCCATTAACTGGTCGTGCAGTACGACTGTATTTAGTTTTAAAATAATCTAATAGTTTATCACGAGGATCCCCCGTAACTTGGCTTGATGAAGAACTAGCTCGAGCATTGCCTCTTTTTCTAAAAAAATCTCTAACTAAAGTTCCTAAACCCGCTTTCACAGGTGTACTTCCATGTTCATCAGTCCATTTTCTAGCCATCTTAGGTTTGTTCATCCACATCCATCTGCGTTGCTTTTCCGTTTCAAAAGGCATTATACCATTCCCTTATAATACTTTCTATAAGTCTGATTGGACTGGTTGTTAGGACCTCCAGCTATAAAGCTCCCGAGATAAGCCTTTTTAACTTTTCCACCTTTATTGAAACTTTTCTGAATTCCAAAAATAAGTTTTTTTTCTTCTCGGTCAGGATAATATTGATTTCCTTCAGCTTTACTTTTAGAAGCTGTAACAGTGAATCGAGTTCCACCTTTTGTGGTCGCACCGACACCAATACTTATATCTTTAGTTGTAGGAGGATTAACGTTATATTCTCCTTTTTCTTCTGTTTGACCTACGAAACCTTCAAAACCAACATTAATTCCTTGAAAGTAATTTTTATCTCCTACCTTCAAACCTTTTTCAAAGGTTTTATCTAAGGCTATATTAACGCCTACTGTCTTTGCTTTACTTTTGTCTGCCATATTGGGGCCCCATTGCTTTCGTCCTCATTAAGAGTTGAACGCCTTTTTTCGGTTGTACAACTTCTTTGAGTTTATCACTTTGC